TGGCAGTTTGCCATGAATTCTTAACAAAACTACTTTATGAAATATGAAATAGTTAAATTATCGCAAGATTCGATTGACATGTACTTGTCAGAAAGTGCACAGCAATCAGCTTCCGGTTATTTTGAAAACCTTGCGCGTGGACAAAAACCTACTCAACGTACCCCGCTGTACAAAGATCTTTCTAGTAACGAGGTGTTTGATCTTTGGGTAGACTTCTTGAAAACCCGAATGGAACGCTTTGATAAAGAACGTCCTTTAATCGAATACGACTTGTCTCGTTTAGGTAAGTGTGGTCCCCAGGGTGGACTGAAACCTCTTGATGATCGTCTTAGTGATCTATTCGAATATTGGCAACTACCAAATACCGATGGTATATCCTGGGATGGAGATTGTATCAGCTTAATTCGGAAAGAGCTATTTGGTAACGTGAGAGATAAACGGCCTCTTACAGTCGAAAGTGTCGTTAAGAGAGATCAGTATGATGATAAATTAATCACAAATTCTGGATCTCCCGATTTTGCAAAACGTAACGATCCTTCCGTTTTACGAAATGCAATCGAGGACGCTAAGTCCGGCAAATGGAAAGAATATCCTATGATTTTGGGGTCTAGGAGTCAACGAGGGAAAGAAAGATTTATATTCCTCGCACCATTTAGCACAAATATTGTTGAAAAACGATATTTATACCCGTTGATGGACCAAATCCGTAGTTTGAACAACCCATTCTTTGCAGCTTGGGAAGGTTTTGAATCTGTTGAATTTCAATTTGGAAGAATTAACTTCTTCAATAGTGATGTTTCTTACGTACAACAGGATTATACGGCAATGGATAAGTACTTTAACTCAATGCTCGGAAAACTAGTTTTCGAGATAACTAAAGACTTTTACCAATCAAGCTATCACGAAGAGTGGGATAGAATCATCCAGCATGTATTTGATATACCGGTCATGACACAGATTGACAAACTAGTGAAAGGACCACATGGACTAATGTCTGGATCGGGTTTAACCAATTTCCTTGAATCAATAGTGTCGTACTATTTAACTTGCGCTTATGGCGGCTACATTGCTCTAAATAAGGGTAACTTACTTGTCGAGTCACAAGGTCTAGGCGACGATCTTGTATTTAATTACAATAGTGGCTCTTACTCAGAGGAAATGGTGAAGGATGTAATGAATATCGAATCAGGCCGGTTAAATCTCGTGCTGAGTCCAGATAAGCAGAGGTTCGATAAGCATACGACAGTTTACCTTCAGAGATTCTTCGATGAACGGTTGAATATCAATAAAGGTAATTATCCCAGTATACTTGCGTTAAATACTGCGATGTATCCCGAGCGGTTCCACGACGCCGCGAAATGGAGTGCTGAGATGGAGACACTTCGATGGATTATGATTCTCGAAAATTGTAAGAACCTGCCTTACTTCGAAGAACTAATTCAATTCTTTATAAAAGGTGATAAGTTCAAATTGGGCTTGGAATTACCTAACTTCTTTCAACAGTTACCAATCACGTATGAAAATAGTAAGTCGATTAAAGGCTTTGTTCCTTCTTATAATCAAGAAGGTTTAGATCGAGATATTATGCATTTCGCTACTGTACAATATCTTGTGAAACAAAGTGTTATACGCAAATAGCTTCGGCGGGTCAGATTCTCC